GGGGAAGGTCCTTCGGGACCTTCCCTTTTATTCTTAAAGAAAGGAGGCTCGCGAGATGAAGATCTATAGAGTCAATGGAGATCTGAGATGGTTCGCTGATGGTGAAGCACCGGAAGGAGCTATTCTCCACTCCAAGAAAAAGGCTGCCGAGCCTGTTAAGGTTCCCGAACCTGAGACCAAGGCGAAGAAGGCGCCTGCAAATAAGTCGAGAAAGGCAGGATCTAACAAATGAGGATGTTGACACCTTGGGGCTATACGCTCACGACGGCCACGGCTCTGACCGACTTCCTGACCACGACTGAGTTTGATTCCTTCACCAATAGCAAGTTCACGGGAGATCAGAGGATCGTCGCGAACATTCCATCAGCTACACGTTCCATTCAGAATTTTTGTGGATGGCATGTTTATCCTGCGCTTGATTGTGAGATGTTCTACAACATGCGCGATCTGAGGGACGCTTTCGTTGGTAATGATCTTCTTATCCAGCTACCTGCGACACTGGTCAATTCAGTGACGAGCATACTTCTGGACGCTGAGAAGGTAGACGGCGAATGGACGGGTGAAGAAACAACAGACTTTGATCTTGACGCGAGCGGCCTGCTTCGAGTCTTTGATGTTGGCTATCGCGATCGCAGATCTAAGATCCGTATCTTGTATAACGCAGGACTTGCATCGACTCAGATGGATGTCCTGAAGGAGCTGACGGCTCACAGAGTCGTTCATGCAGTGTCCAGTTCTTACGGTATCACGTCCGAGGCGGCTGGCGGTGTATCCGTCACCTACAACACATCGTGGGCAGGTAACACGAGAGCATCGGCGCTTCCTGACGACAATAAAGAGGTTCTTGCAGCATACAAGGTGAAGGGGGTGTTCTAAATGATCCCTTCATGGTGTTCACAGTCCATCACACGGGTCAGACCTGCGACAAAGACGGTCCGCGGTTCGACGGTACCTGACTGGGATCCTCAGAAGGCCAACTCGAAAACCATCGCGGGGTGTTCCATCCAGCCTACATCGACCTCACTCTCCCAGGACGGCAGAGTTCTCGGAATCTCTGACGGGATGACGGTCTACTGTCCGGAGGGATCTGATGTCCAGGCTGGAGATCACATCGTGGCGAATGGTCAGACCTACGAGATACAGGGAGAGCCAAAAGTGTGGACGGCTCCGTTCACACGGTCCCATATTCAGCTCAATCTGATCAGATGGGAGGGCTGACGAATGGCGAACGCAAGGATCGTATTCAATTCGGATGGGTTCAAACAGTTGTTGAATTCTCCCGAAGTCGAAGCACTCGTTCTCGGTGAGGCGCAGAAGATCGCAGATGCTGCTTCTGAAGGTCTCGAAGGGGAAGGATTTAGAGCGCACAGCCGGAAGGCCGGCACAAGATATGTCGCCTTTGCGGGCACGACCGACGAAGAGTCGATCAGAGCAGAGGCGGAAAATAAAGTATTGAGCAGGGCGGTGATGTCACATGGCTGATCTGGAAATAATCAGAAGTATAGACATAGAGGATGTCATCAGGACTGCATTGAGTGGCAAGTTCACCATCTACTGCAGACCTCTGCCCGCAAATTTCGCAGTTCCATCATTGGAGATCTCTTCAGTAGGCGGAACAGATAAGAACACCATCGACACGTTCGATGTCGTTCTCGATGCCAGGGCGCAGGAAGATGCGCTTGCAAATGAGCTCTTGAGGAACGCTATAGGTGTTCTCAAGGCTATAGCTGCAGCGCAGACTACTGCGATCAGGCATGTCACAGTCAACACATCAGGCTCGTGGGGATCTGATCCTGTCAGACCTGATCTAGCTATGTATTCCGCGCGGTTAAGAATAACTGCGCATCAAGAATCAATCATCATATGATGGAGGTAAAAACATATGGCAGATAATGTTATGCTCGGAGGCGGTTATGCTTCCGGGATGTTCTACACGGCTCCGGCCGGAACTACTTTGCCTGCATATCCGACAGACACACTCGCTAGTTGGACAATAGTCGGAGATATCGATGCAGACGGAATCACTTTCACACCTCGTGACAGTGAGACTCTGAAAAACTGGGCGCTTCAGCCCAAGAGAGTAATCCCCGGTTCTGATCCCGGAACTATTAAGGGCAAGATCATGGATATCACAGAGAGCACTCTCAAGGCTGCTTTCGGCGCATCTAACGTAAACAAGACGGCCGCAACAGGTGATCACGGTACGCTTCTCAAGGTAAACCTTGACAGTAAACCCGATCCTGCTGCCTTCCTTTTCATAATGAAGGATGGAGAGAGAATGACCTATGTCGGCACTTCGAATGGTCTCATCAGTGATCTCGGCGACATCAACTACAAGGGCGATGAAGCTGTTGAGCTCGATATCACCATCCAGGGTGACTGGGTACAGGTAACAGACGAAGGAGACATTGAGTCTTAACAGAAAAGGAGATTCCAAAAATGGCTGAGGTAACACTGAAGAAGAGAGACACAGAAGTTTTAAAAATCAACATAGGCGACAAAGCCTACTCCCTGCCGCTTGGCGGGTCAATCCCGTACAAGCAGTTGAAAAACCTCAAAACAGAAGATGGTATCTTCGAGTTCTTGTCGGCTCACTTGCCGCCAGAAATCATGGACGTTCTGTCCACCGAAGACATCAAGACTATCTTCTCAGCTTGGGGCGAGGCTACTAAGAAGCAGTCAGGGCTCAAACTGGGGGAATCATAAGCCTCAAGGAGTTCATTGAGAACCACCGCGAGGCGGTAGAAGCAGACTTGATCACCTCAGCCGGTATCGAGTTGAATGATGTCGGAGGCTCCCTGTCATGGGGAGCCTTCGCTTCGTTTATAAAACATTCTTCGGTGGACTCGGCGTTGTTCCGAGAACTTCACCCGGAAGTGGAAGACTGGGGAACAAGACTAAGAACGAACATTATACTTGCGGACATTTTCGATTGTCTCGCTCAAATAAATACGAATATAATCGCAGGCTTCAGCCACAAAAAGAGCAAGAAGCCTGAAAAATACACACGGCCATGGGCTAAGAAGAAGTTCAAGAAGATAGGAACGGCCGTTAAACGTAACGAACTCCATGATTGGATGGAAGTGAAACGAAGGGAGGCTCGTATAAATGGCAAACATTGAACTTGCAAGAGCATATGTGACTATAGTTCCATCAATGCAGGGCTCTCAGGAGACGATCACAGAGGCGCTGACAGGTGCTTCCGCAGAGGCTGGATCGTCTGCCGGCTCTCAAGCAGGTAATTCCTTCGGAACTTCATTCGGAGGTGTGCTGAGGACCACAGGCGCGATCATAGCGGGTGTCACAGGTGCCATGGCGGCAGGTATAGCCGCAGGTACCGGTGCGCTTGTCTCGTTCACTCAAAGTGGTGCTGCATACGCTGACGAAGTTCTGACCATGAGTACAAATACTCATATAGCCACAGACGATTTACAGGCATATATGTATGCCGCAGAGCTTGTCGATGTCTCCACAGAGACTATGACGAGCTCTATGGCAAGGAACATCCGTTCCATGAACAGCGCTGCGGAAGGTACCGGAGCAGCTGCGGAAGCATACGAGGCTCTCGGTGTCTCGGTCACAGATGCAGACGGGAACCTCCGAGATTCTCAAGAAGTTTACTGGGAATTGATCGACGCGTTGGGAACTGTCGAAGACAGCACAGAGCGCGACGCGCTCAGTATGCAGATTTTCGGACGTTCCGCTCAGGATCTCAACAGTTTGATCGCTGTCGGTTCTGAAGGAATGGCTGAATATGCTGCACAAGCAGAAGAAGCAGGTGCGGTCCTTAGCGAAGACACTTTACAACAGTTCGGTGAGTTTGACGATGTCATGCAGGAAGTTGGCAGTGGTGTCGATGCTGCAAAGAACGCTCTCGGCACGGTCCTACTCCCTGTTCTGACCGAGTTAGGAACCGAGGGCACAGGGTTGCTCGGACAGTTCACTACGGGCATTCTCGATGCAAACGGCGACATGGACATGATCGCACAGACCATTGAAGGTCTGCTTCCGCAGGTCGCAGGTCTGATCAATGAATTTTTGCCTACCATCATTTCGCTCGGAGGCTCGGTCATTTCCACTCTGATCACGGTCATTCTCAGCAATCTCGGATTGATTCTTAGCACGGCCGGAGAGCTCCTTATGACCCTCTGCACGGGCATCTTGCAACAGATTCCTTCGTTGATACCGGTCGCGATAGACCTTGTGATGGAATTGGTAAATTTTATCTTGAACAATTTGAGCATGATTCTTGATGCTGCGATTCAGATCGTTATCGCGGTAGCAAACGGGATCGCGAATAATCTGGCCACTTTGATTCCTTCCATCGTGTCGGCGATATTGACCATATGCGAGACGCTCACCAATCCGGACATGATCGTTCAGTTGGTGGATGCCGCTCTCCGCATCATCATCGCGCTGGGTGAAGGTCTTGTCATGGCCATCCCTGTCTTAATAGAACAAATCCCGACCATCCTGACTAATATCATTGAAGCCTTCGCACAACTAGCGCCAATGCTGTTGAGTGAAGCTGCTGAATGGGGAGGTGATCTCATTGAAGGCCTTGTTTCGGGAATCTCGAACGGGATCTCGTATGTCCAGGATGCCGTCGCAGGAGTCGCACAGGGAATCCGTGACTTCATCGGTTTCTCGGAACCTGAAAGGGGACCACTCTCGAACTTCCACACGTATATGCCAGATATGTTCGACCTTCTCACAGAAGGTGTCGAAGATGGAGCTCCTGAGTTCAATGCCACATTGAGCAGGACACTGTCAATGCCGAATCTCGGCGGGACTGCTGCTCTTGCTGAAGGCTACGGTTCATTCGGTGGCGGCTCTGAAATAATGACTCCAGTGAATATCTTCATTGGACAAGAGAAGCTCGATACGATCATGCTGAGAAGTGCTCAGAACGCAACATACAGACGAGGTGGTTGATATGGCCAACAAGATTGAACTGAAACTCAATAATGAGACATTGGAACTGACCAATGACAAGTACGAAGAGTCCTACAAAAACGTAGATTCTCTGAACGTGTCCGAGGCAGGAACCAACCTCAGAGCGGTCACACGGACCGCGATACCAACATTATCGATATCATATAAATGTGATGCAGCAGAGAAGAAGAAGCTCGACGGATTCGCTCGTGCTTCTTCTTTACTGGCGCAAAAGTGGGATGAATATTCCGAGGCGGTCGATTCATGGGCGTGCTTCATGGATGGCTACACAGCCGACCTGATCGTAGAAACACCCACCACGAGATTTTACAAGGTTTCCTTCACTTTGAACGATTTGGAGAATTGATATGTATTCAGTTTCTAACGATTACCTAACTGCCATTGGAAAGAACGCGAGAGCGCATAAGCTCGTCGGCACTGTCAATGGCACTTCATTTGATGGGGACGATGTCATCAAGGGTTCGTTCCAGATCAGGAATCAGCTCTGCCCTGCTACGGAGATCATCTTGGGCGGTGTGTATGTAGGCGAACTGAAGCTGACCTTTACAGAGGCATTCGCTTCGTCTATGAACATTCGAGGCTCTTGGAAGGGTAAGATCATCACGGCTTCGATTGGTGTGGAACTGGCAGATGCTTCCTTCGAGTACATTCCTATTAATGGCGGAAGTTACATTGTTGAGACAGCTCAATGGACCGATGCAGGAATCCAGATAGTCGCCTATGACTATATGAGCCTGTTCGATAAATCGCTTCCTGCTACCACGATAGGAGGAGGCACACTATATGACCTTCTCTCATTAGTCTGCACAGCCTGCGGAGTGACGCTTGGCTTATCTCAAGCGGAATGCTCTGCCCTGCCTAATGGTACGGAGACATTCTACGCTTACCCTGAGAACGCGATGGTTACATATCGTGACATGATTTCGGAGATTGCAGAGGCTTGTTGTTGCTTTGCTACGATCAACCGAAGCGGAGAGCTAATATTAAAGACTCTCCCTGATTTCAATTCGGTCACGCTGACTATTCCGCATAACCTGAGATATTCGACTTCGTTTTCTGACTTTGAATCGTATTACTCAAGGATCAAAGTCACATCACCATCTGACGGTGCGGTAAATGTGTACGAGAATCATAGCCTTTACGTCGAAGGCTTAAGCCTTGATGTAGGCAATAACCCTTATCTTGAAACAGGACTTGCAGTCACCTATACTCGAATGAGGCAGGCAATAGTTGACGCGCTACAGACATTTATATCAATACCATTCAGCGCGACTCTTTTGCCAAATCCTGCGCTTGACCTTGGCGACTTGATAGAATTCACGGGTGGAATCGGTCAAGGCTATCTTAGCTGTGTAATGAGCCTTGTGCACAAGCTCGACTCGACTACCATCGAAGGCTATGGTGAGAATCCAAGGGCGGCAGGTGCGACCTCTACTCTATCGAAGCAGGTCACGACACAAAGTAAGAGTACTAAAAACGAAATGGTCTGTCATACCTTCGTCAATTCCCACGCTTTTTCTCTTGGCGATTCAGATCCGACGACAATAATCGAGATAAACTTCTCGACTGTATCGCCGAAGACAGTCAAGATATTGCACGAAATAATGCTCAATGTGACCATAGCCGACACTTCGGGAATAGCAACTTGTACGGCTTACTACTACGTGAACGATGTGCTAGAAGCCTACGAGCCGATAGACAGTTGGAATAGCGACGGCTATCACTTACTGCATTTATTATATTTCTTGGAGAACTTGCTTTCGGGAAGTGCCTATGAGTGGAGAGTCGTTCTCGAAATGAACGGCGGTACGGCGACTATTGCACAAAGAGGTATACACGCTCTACTCGAAGGTCAGGGACTTGTTGCCGGCTCTTCTTGGAACGGAACTCTCGAATGTGAGGACACATATACGCCTCTCGTTCTTGGTCACGACCTAACGACTATCACAGATACAGTCACGGCTCTTGGCACACAGACTCCACAGTCTGTGACAGTCACAGATATAGTCGGAACGATTACTCTCGGTCACGATATTGGAACTATTACCGAGCTTGTTGACATCGACTTGACCGCGATTACCACAAATCTCATCGCTGAAAACGGCGACAACCTCATAATCGAGGCAGGAAATAATCTAGTAACGGAGGGCACCTAAATGGCGGACATTAAAGTTTCACAATTAAATGATGGTGTAGTTGACTCAAGCTCGTATCTGTTGGAAAGCAATACGGGTGTGTCTTATAAGATCAAGGCGAGTGATATCGGCACTTTTGTCAATACGTCACAAGCGGACTATTCGTTGAACACTACCGCTAACACGATAGTCGGGGCTATCAACGAGGTAGCTACGGCAAGCGGTACGGCCTATGCTAATACTTCGAGTGGGTTGAGTGCGACAGAGGTACAGAGTGCGATTGATGAGATCAACGATAAGCTTGATGACCTTGTGTCGAGTATTAACTCGCTTTTTGATTCATAAAGGAGGCAAACTATGAAATATCAAGGACACGCAAGGCTCGATTTATTGAGAGATGGTAAGGTCGTTCATCGTGTTGAACACAAGAACGATGTCACGGCATTTATTCAGAATGCCATTGGTAAAGGGAATTTTCATAACATCATATCATCGAGCAACATTATGAAAATTTCTGAAAACTGGTTTGGTGGCTGCCTTTTAACCGACAACACCAATGACGCTACGACTATGTTGTTAGATGGAGGCTCGACAGTAGTCGCACAGGCTTCTAATGATAGCTATTCGGGTACGAATTTGAGACGAGGCAATTTTAACACAGTAGACAGCCAAGTCATCACAGGCGGATATAAATTCGTGTGGGAATGGGACACTGCGAGAGGGAACGGAACTATCAATTCTGTGTGCTTGACACGACCTCAAATCGCACGAATGGACTTTTCGACTACTGCCGTGACCGAAGATGTCGGAGTTGCTATCGACAACCTCACAAGTGGTTATTACGTCACGGTCGATACCACACTTTGTAACTGCAATGTGATTGACTATGAGACCGAGAAAGGCTATCAAGTCACCTACTCAAGCGGAACAATCACTATAAAAGAATTCAACTTCTCGTGTAAGGCTCTCCATCTTCTTACTCCACTTTATGGAGCGGTACAGAACGGCTCCACCCATACCATTTCACAGACAGTAGCCAACTATGCCATCGCTTCGGCAAGTGTGTCATATGACGATACTAACAAGGTCATCCACTTGCTCACTTGGTCGGGAAATAAGCTGAACGACTACGCGATTAACACGGCAAACCTCAACGCTTGCACCGCTGCCACACACACCATCGCTGATGTGACATTCTTGAACACGGGTGATAACTACGCTTCCGTCATTCGCAGAGATGTTATCCTTGTTGATAACGGCTACGCTTGGGCGATGGTAAACAATGGGCAAAAGATAGTCAAGATAGACCTTGCTAACAATGTAGTGGCGACGGGGTACGAGTTTACAAACCCTATCTACACTATTAATGGATCGGCCAGTTCGGCTAATAACGGCTCATTTATGAAGTTGACAAATGGCGATATTTACAAATTCGGAAATGTTAAGAATGACACACAGACTGCTGGAGGCATTGAACCTTGCGTGTACTATCATAGCGGCATTATGTTTTTTGCAAAGAACTACAGTATAAGTCGGTATCAATCGGAGGTCGGTTTCCATTCCAACAACTATGGCACCTTCGTAAGGACGACACACTCAACTTCCACAGCCTTATCTCAACGAGCAGGCGTGGCGACTTGCTTCCCGTATGTTTCAACCGTTTGTAATTTGAATAATTCGGTCACAAAGAATGCAGGTCTTACGATGAGGCTCGATTATTCCTTAACTGAAAGCTGATAGAGTAAGGAGGATTTGTCATGAAGAAATTTTGGAAAGCTGCAGGAAGTAGAGCAGTAAGAACTATGGCGCAGACTGCGATTGCCACTATGGGCACATCTGCCTTTATGCAGGATATTAATTGGTATCTTGTAGGATCTGCTTCTTTGCTAGCTGGAATCATTAGTGTGCTTACA